TCGTCCGTGCTAGGTTGCTTATCGCTCTTACGCTTCCACTTAAACGTATATTGTTCTGCTACGTCAATATCGAAGCGCGTTACTTTAGCTTCTAGTGTAGTGCTGGCCTTATCTGTAAATACTGTTCCGTTCTGTGAATAGATATTTAATACGGCTGGGACTTTAGAAAAGTCAAAGGCGTTATTATTTAATAGCTTTTCTACGGCTTTAAGTCTATCGTCTACGTTCGTTTCTTTGTATTCGATATTAGAAATTACTGCTTTTCCGTCTCCTAAAACGGCTACCCTACCTTCAATCTTCTGTACCCTTGCACTAATTTTTAGTGCGGGTTTAAAAGTGTAGTCCACGATTTCTACGGTATCGCCTTTTCTAACTTCTTCTGGAAGCTCCGAAAACTCTACCGTGTACTCTACTTCTGGATATGCTCGTTTTTTTAACTGCGCTAGCGTTTCTTGAAAAAGTCTTTCCTGTGTTTGTGCTTGGGACTCGTAAGTATCTACTACGTAGCCCCCGTCCCTAGATACGTCCGCGTGTCTACTCCAGCGCGCACCCTCTTGCAAGTCGTGGATTGTGTCCCCGCCTACCCAGTAGCGCCCGTCGTTGTATTTGTATCCGTTTAGCGTTATGTCATTAGCTCCGTGTCCGCGTAAAGCTGTCGCTAGGTTCTGAATACTAGACTTTCTAGTGATATTCGTTATTTCTCTACCGTACTCTAATCTGATAGGCGTGTTACGTCCTAAGCGCTGTACTACGTGAATTAGTTTACGTGTAGGCTTTCCGCTTTCTTCGATAATCTCGTATTCTAGTTCCGCGTCGAAGCTTCTGGCTACTTGTCTTAAGCGTTTCGTAGCTGTCTCGAAGCCTTCGTACTTAAGTTTTCTGGTCTTTGTTAATACTTCGTTTTTCCCTATCTCCCAGCCACTATCTAGCGTAAATTTATCGAAGTAGTGCTGGAAGTCATAGCTTCTATCCGCTTCATAAGGCCATACTGTTTCGCCTATTAGGTCTAGTCCCCCGTCCACGGCCACGAAGTCTATACGGTCGTGGTCTTCCGTCATGTCTAACACTTCAAACCACAATTTACGGCCAGTAGCGGTAAGTACTCTAATGTAGTCCCCTAGCGCCACCTTTTCTACGTCGTCCGTGGTCTTGTTTACCGAAAACGTGAAAGTAGCTAGCCCTGTCTCTACGTCGTCGCTATGTAAGTCATCAAAGGCCACAAGGCCGTCTACTCCAGTAAACGACGCTTGGGCTTTAACTTCATACTTACGGCTATAGAAAGTTATCATACGTATTCACTCCTTAAGTACCCGCGTACTACTTGGGTATTGCTTTCTGGGAAAGTTAGGCCTACTTCTGTAGTACGTCCAGCTTTAATACTAAAGCCACGGCCTTCGCTAAGATATACACGCGTTTTACCGCCACCACCAATAATGTAGGCTTCATTCGTGAAGGTATCGTAAATAAAGCGCTGTCCCGTGTTAATAAACGGCCTTTGGTTACTAGCGTATCCGAACTGGGCTATATTGCCGTCTGGGTGTGTAAACCCGAACACTTTATAGTCTCTGTCCGCTGTAAACTCGAAGCGCGGGAAAGCCGTAGCCGTCCCTTCGTTAATAAACGTAAGCTTATTACCGTCCCTTAGCGCTTCTTTTTCTGTTACAGCCTTAGCGAATGGATAGGGCGCGCTTAACGATATAGTACCGTTTGCGTACTGCCCGCTTACCTTGTTAAAAGTCGTATCTCCTTCGGTCGTAGCAATAAAATAGCGGTCTGGAAAGTCTCCGAAAACAATTTTAAACTGTTCTTCGTTTGAAAGAATTTTCTTGACTAGTTCCCACTTTTCATCAATTTCGCCTACACAAACGAAGTCGATACTAATCGGTCTACGTCTATAGACTTTATTTTTAAGTTTTGAGCCGTTTACCCCTGTATACTCTACGTAGGTGTTTTCTACGGGCGCTAGCCCGCTTCTATCTACGTTTGTAATTTTTAATAATTTACCAATTTCTTGGCCGTCGATTGTAGTACTAAACATTGGTTAGCGCTCTCCTTTCTTGTATCTTTCCAGACGCTCTACGCGTTTGTTTTCGTCCCTTACGATAGGGGCTACTACTCTAGCAATTTCGCGGTTGTTTACGTTAACTGGGACTTCTACAGTGTATCCGCCGTGTGCAAGCTCCATTTTGAAGGCTTGCTTACTGATAAAGGCGTTGCTACCCATTTCAAACCTAGCGCGCGCCCTTGTTAGCAAGTTGTCGCTAGATAAGTCGTAGTTCGCGATACCTTCTTTAACCTTGTATAACGCTTTATCAATAACGCCACGGTTTTTATCAATACCCACAGCGATACCGCTTGGAATCCATACCCCCGTCTCACGCTCCATTACTCTGGAAGGGCTGTGGATATCTAAAGCGCGGTTAATCGTGCTTTTAATTTGTGAAGCTACAGCCTGCGCTCTAGCGATTGCACTACCGCTACCGCTGTCGATACCATTCGCTAGCCCTTGCATAGCATACTGTCCGCTGGATACCATGCTACCGTAAATATCACGAATTTTGCCCGGCATTTCTTGGGCTTTTGTTTGTACTACTGATTTAGTTTCTTCCATACCAGTATCTACTTTGGTTTTTACCCCGTCCATTGCCGTACTAACTTCGCCAGCGCTACTATCAATACCGCCTGCTAAGTCAGTAGAGACTTTTCCACCAGCTTCTGTCATTGAGCTACCTAGCGCGGTCTCAAAAGCTGTTTTTGAATTTTCTGCTACTGTGCTTACGGCTTCTGTAGGCGCTGTGGCGTTCGCTGTGATACTTTCTGATATATCCGTAGTCATTTTCTTACCAATGCTACCGAAGTCCGCAGACTCTACGGCTGTCATTAGTGAAGACTTACTAGCCGTTATCATACCTTCAATCTGTGGCGCTAGTTCGCCTTCTGGTATGTTTAACGATTTAAGTAACGACTGTTTAGCTGTGTCCCCAGCATTTTGGTAGGCCGTATTCAATCCTTGAAGTTCTGCGTCCGTAGAACTTGCTAGGGCTTGAATTTGTTGCGCGCTTTCTGGCCCCGCTTGACGAAGTTTCTCGATAAGTCCTTCATCTACCCCACGTTGCATTAAAATCTGGATATTATCGCCCATGACTTTAACGGCTTCCGTGTTTGCTTGCATATTCGCTATGATATCCTGTGTAGATATTACGGCTTTCTGCTGGATACGGTCGAACATATTAGAAGCGCTATCTTTTAGACTGTTGTAACTTTCGTTTATTTTGTCTACTGCTTGCTGTTGGTTCTGCGTTAATGAAGCGTACGTGATTACCTGCTGGTTAGCTCCGTTTTCTACGGCCGTAGCTACTTCTTGACTGGCGCTTACCATTTCTTGTTTAAGGCTTTCCTGTGCCTGCTCCAGTTCTGGTAGCTTTGCGTTAAGTTTATCGTATTCGTCTCCTAGTGGTTTAAGAAGGTTTAACGTCTCATTGTATGATAAGTTTTCATCATTTCTAACTTGATTTATTTTTTCTTGTATTTCTAATAATCTAGATTTAACTTTACCTGTTGTGTCGTAGGAGTCTTGTAGCGATTTTTCTAGGTCAATTAGCTTCTGGTTTCCTGCTCCAGCATTGATACGTTGTAAAATCTGGTCTTTGTTCATACTTAAAGACTTCGTATTTTTGTCAAACTTCAAGCTTAAACCGTCTACGTTACCGTTAAGTGTTTCGATATGTTTCTTTAGTAGCAACGTCTCCCCAGCCGTTCGGTTTTCCTTACTAGCAAGGGCTACGATTTCGTCCGCTAGTTTTCTGTTACCTTCTGCGCTGGCTTCTGATACTTGCGTAAGCTCTTTCTGTTTGTCTATTACGTCGTCGATACTAGATATTAATACGTCGGACGCTTTAGCGCTCCCTTCTAGTTCCGCCTTGTACTTCTTGCTGGCTTCACTTTCACGGTTAAACCATAAATGTAGGGCTGTTAATCCACCTACTACCGTAGCAATAGCTAAAGCCCACGGGTTAGCTAGGCTTATAATACCGTTGATTGAAGCTACTAAGCCACTAATGGCCGTACCGATAGCTGGTATTACCCCGCCAGCCGCCACAATTCTAGCTGTGAGGTTTAAAATGATACCGTTTAGGTTTACAGCATTAATACCGAACTGGTCTAACAATGTAATCACAAAGTTAACACTCTTAAACGCCAGAATAGACGCTAAAAGCCCCGCGAACGCTGGTTCTAAAGGCTGTATAAACGTGTGAATTTCTCCAACTACGCGAAAAATTTCTTTAAAGACGGGTATACTACCACGTATAGCGCTGTTAATTGCGTTAAAACTGCCGTTAATAATGTTTTTAAGGCTGTCTATATGCTGGTCTATGTTTTTACCCGTAACGGCCTTAGAAAGGTCGTCAAACGCTTGTATCATGCTCGCTAGCCCCTTAACGCTAGAGTTAGCTAAGTTCTTTAACGAAGTACCAATACCGCGCGAACTTTCACGCGCTAGTTCTTCAAAACCGCCTACGCCCTTGTTTAACTCGATAAGCTTCTTACCGAACTGGTCGAAGGTTATCTTACCTTCTTTCAAGGCGTTATAAAATTGGGTTTTAGCACTCTTTCCAGTAAACCCGAAGGCTTCCGCGGTCTTAGTTAATGCTATCGGCATGGTTTCCTGTAAAGTTCTCCAGCTTTGCATATCTGGTTTACCACTAGATAACATTTGTTGAAATTGTAGTAAACCCCTGCTAGCGTCTTCCGAACTTGCTCCAGAAGCTAAAAACGCGTTATTTAAAGCTATTGTAAGCTTTGTAGAGTATTTAATATCCTTCGTGATTGCTGTAAACTGTTTAGCTGTTGATACTACTTCATCCAGACGTGTAGGTAGTCCGTCGATACCGTCGCTTAACTGCTTCGTACTCTTAGCTACTTCTTCCGTACTAAAGCCCATGAGCTTTAAGACGCGGGGGTAACTATTAAGTGTGTCAAAACGCTTTATAGCCCCGTCCAACGAATTGGATAGGATAGATAAAGATTTTTCGGCAATTCTAACTAACCCGAAGGCTAGAAAGAAGTCGCTTACACGTCTTTTACTTCCGTCCGCTTCGTCTCCTACCTTCTTAAATTTGTCGGGTAGGTTTCCTGTCCCGCCGTCTGGTACTGGTTTCCCTGCTTCGTCCTTGAAGCCTTTTACCTTCTTAGCGCTTGTATCTGCTTCCGTACCAGTTGCTTTAATGCTTTCTTTAGCGTTGTCTACTCCACCCTTTACGGGCTTTTCTACTTCGCTCTTTAGGTCTTTAATCTTCGCTTTACTCTTTTCGGCTTCTGCGCTAGCTTCTTGTAAGTTCTTCTTAAAGCCGTCCATACCGTCGCTTTTAAGATTTCGCTGTATTTCTGCTTTAAGTTCTTTGATACGGCTTTTTAGTTTGTCAACGTCTACCCCGTCAACTACTACCTGTATCTCTAGTTTAGCGTCTGCCATGTTATTCCCCCTTTCTTTGTTTACCTTTCAAGCTCCACGCCTTTTGTAACTTTCTCATTTGTTTCTTGTACTCGCTACTGTCGTGTTTGCTTGGTGTCCATTCTCGTATACTTCTTACTTGGTGCATTATCGTACCGTCTGGTAGCCCGTTCAATAGTGCTATAAACTCGTACCAGTGAAGACGGCCTAGCTCCTTAGAAAGGTTAATACCGTAAGCCTGCCTAAAAGACGCGTAGATAAGTTCAGCGTCTTCTACAAAGTCCACTGTAGGCTCTTTGTATTGTCTAGGTGCTTTTGGTAAGGGGTTTCCTAGCAAGTCGTACGTTTCTTCTTCGTCCGCTCCGTTTCCTAGCTGTAAGACGTTCTTAAGTATGTAGTCCACTACGAACGCTTGTTCGCTTTCTTCACACTCAACGTCTAAAGCGTATAACATGAGCGGTATACGGTCTTCTATATCCAGTTCGTCGTGTCCGTGGATATCTTGAAAGTCTAGCACTTTATCAAACGCCAGATTGATAGCGTACGTTTTGCCTTTGTACTCGAACGAATTAAGTAGGCGTTCATTTAATTTCATACGGCCTACTCCCTTCGTTACTTCTTAGCGTCTAACTGCGCTTTTAATTCGTCTACTTTAGCTTTATTTTCGGCCATACGTTCCGCTTCCATTTGTTCCAGTTTAAGCTCGATATTAGCGCGTACTTCAACGAATGCACGGCTTAAAGCTTCTACGTCTGGAAAATCTGCGTATAACGTATCAAAAGTCCCTTCGCCTAGTAACATATCATAGTTAAGCTTAACGCCTTCTTTAGCGTAGTCGATAGCTTTACCGAAGCTGTCTACGTCTACAGTTTCCCCGTCGATAATAGCCGTTTCTACGATAGACTTCTGTAACTCCTTAATACGTTCTTTTACTGTCGCTTCTAGGTCTACATAACGCTTAACGCTCTCTGATGAAGTGCTATAAAAAAACTCATGCCCACCAATCTTAACGGGAAAGCCTGTACGCTCTAATTTAATTTCAATTTCTGCCATGTTTTGTTATCTCCTTTTCTGGTCTTAATCATAAAAAAATAGGGGGCTTCATGCCCCCTATTACGTCCTTACTCTACGTATGGTACTTCTTTAGGAAGTGTGTTGTAAGATAGAGTACACTCGAACTTACCATAGTCCCCAGCGTCTCCACCAGCGGTAACGATATTAGTAGCTGTAGCAGCGCCTTCTACCTGCGTTTTTTTGTCAGCTTCTACGATTTTGTGCCATACTTTACGGTCGTCCCCTGTTTTACGTTTTTTACCCGCGATTAGGTTCTGTGCTTCGTCTGAATTGTCTCTAAAGCCTTCAAACTTCCAGCTTTCTTTTACTCCAATTACAGAAGTTTCTTTAGTTCCGTCTCCGTCGTAAAAAGCTGTGTCGTCTGTTTCTTCGTCTGTATCGTCGTCGATAGTTGAAACATATTTAGCTAAGCGTTTGTATTTTGTTTTGTCTGGTGCTTGCGTATCTTCTTTGCTCCACTCTGCTACCCAGTGTTCACGTAGCGCGTTTTTAGTTCTTGCCATGTAATATTATCCCCCTTATTGGTTATGTACCGTTACATACGCTGTAAACGTAAATGTAAAATACATATAGTTATCTTTAGATACGTCCGTAAGATACTGTTCACTACTGATACTAATCTTGTTAAACTCGTAACTCCCGTTTGAGCTAGGTAGCTCCGTGAGTTCTTCAAGGCTTCTACTGATTAGTCCTAAAGCGCTGTATCCTTCGTCCCTGTCTTCCGTTTTAACTTTTACTTGAATTTCATAGTTTAACGACTTTTCCTTTACTCCGTCCATGTATTCCTGTATCGTCCTACCGCCAGCAAGCGCGTAGATAGATATAGAATTACTGTCTGAATTGTATTCATTGAATACTGGTAAGCCCGTATTTAAGCTGGCTAGATAATCCGCTAGCCGTTCCTGTAAGTCCATTATAGCCCCGTCCCTTTCTTAAGTGCTTGTACCCAGTTTTGAGTATGTACCGCTTTAGCTTTCAAGTCCCAGCGCGTTCCAGTTCCTGCCGTTGTAAAGTGCGCGTCTTCGTAGAAGCGTCTTCTAGCGTAAGGTGTATGCCATTGTAAGGCTTTACCGCCCCTCGCTACCTGTCCGCTTAATCTTAACGTACCTTTACGAAAAGGTATATACGGGTTCACGTCTGAAAAAATCTGCGTCGCTAGTATCTCCTGACCCTTAGCCATATTATTACGGCTAAGTTTACGGTCTAACTTGCTGGTGTCTAGCTTGCTAGTTAACTTAAGCATACGGTACAAGCTCCGCTTCATAAGAGAATAGCTCGTTACGGTACGGCTCGTAGCACTCTACCAGCTTATACACTTTATAAGCCTTTCCTTTGTGGATTACTTTAGATTTCTCCACGATTGGTACAAAAGGTTCTGTAGCTCCGTTATACATGAATAATACAGCCGTTACAGTCTCGCTTTCAGCACTCTTACTTACTTCGTAAGTCCGCGTCATATCCACCCTACAGTCTTTAATAGCGATAGGCTCTTTAAATGCTGGTTTATGGTTTCTATCCTGTCCGCTGTACTCGTAGTACTCAATATCATGTATAAGCGTAGGCTTTAGTTTCTGGATTAGATTTTTTACCGTATTCATGCGTCCACCCCGCGCCACATTCGGCCAGTAGCGGTAAGATTGTCAATAAAGCCAATGCAAGCGATACGCTTAGCGTTTGAGTGTCCGCTGTTGCTGTATCGTGACCCGTTACTAATCGTAGTACGGCCTATAGTCAGCGTTTGCGGTTCTTCGTTTAAACCTTCTAGCGTTGTCACGTTTTCGGCTCTAAAGTACTTCACTTGCTCGCGTATTGCGTCCTTGATTGCGTCGCGAATAAAAGGTATTTCGTTATTAAAATCGTTATAAAAATAAAAACGTCTTGTATATATATTTACTAGCGTTTCAGCTAGTTCTACTAGTGTCTTAACGTTGTTAGGGCTATCGTCTAATTGTGTCGCTAGCTCCTGTAATTCTTCCTGTGTTAAGTACTTCAAGCGTCCGCCCCCTTTACTAATTGGGGGGCTTTTCGCCCCCGTTTGTTATTTCTTTTTGTTGTCCGCTTCTTCTACTTCTTCTACTGTTTCTACTTCCGCTTCATATCCTGCTGGTACTTCTTCATATCCTGCGAATTTTAAAGCTTCGATAAAAACTGGGTCTGATACGACGTACTCTACATCGCCTTTTACTAATTTAATCATACGTTTGTCTCTCCTTAAGTTTATTTATTAAACGCCTTTGTGTACGTAAATGTTCTTAGCTTGATTGTTTAATACGAACGCGTCATAGCGTAAACGTCCTTCTACTAAGTAACCGCTAATCCCTACTGGGTCTTCATGTACTTTATAAGACTCTAATTTAACTGGTGATACAGTAGCGTTTGGGTTAGTGATAACAAAGTCTACTTTTTCTGGTAAAACGTCCGCTGTAGCTAAGATAACTGGTAAGCCGTCTACCATACCTAGTTGTCCTGTCATTAGTACTTGTTGTCCTAATTCAGAAGCTTTAATGAAGTTATCATCAAGTTTTAATTTCTTGAAGAACTCTGTAGATACGTAAATTACGTTTCCTGTACGTGGCGCTTTAGCTTCACGTAAAGCTACTTGACCGTCTAAGACTTTTTCGTAAGCTTCGTTTTTAGCGATAGCTCCAGTAACTGTTTTACCTGCTCCCGCTACGATTGTAGCTAAACGGTGTTTGTCTACTTCTGGTACTACTTGTTCGCGAATTTGTCGCGCTAAGGCTTCGCCTACTTCCATAGCTCCGTTAGTGTCGTCTGCGCTCTTACGGTCGATAGAGAACGTGAAAGAACGGTCTTTTTTCATTTTTAAGTCTTGTTTAGAGTTTTCTAACTCAGACGCTGTACCGTAGCGTTGGTTTCCTGTTGTAGTGTAGTCGTTTAATGCTACTGTCCCTACTGAATAAACTGTTACTGTTTCTACTCCTTGGAAGTCGTAGTTATTGTTTACTGCTGGTGTTGTAATGGCTTCCTGTGTTAATTTCTCATCAACTTTAGAAGCGAATTTTGAAGCGTATTCTACTGCCATATTTATATATCCCCTTTTTATTTAAGATTTTGTTTTACGCACGGTCGAAGCCGTTAAATAAAGCTTGGTCTAGTGCGTCTAAAGACTCTGGGGCGCTTGGGTTACCTTTAGGGACAATCGTAGGCGCTTTTGGTTGCTCTGGCTCGCTAGCGTTAAATAAATAGCCGTCGCTCTCCTTCAATGCGTCTAATTGCTCCGTTAAGCCCGTGTATTCGCCTTTATCGTCTTCTACGATACTTTCCATGTTTAATAACGATTTAACCGCCTTAATGTTGCGTACATTCGCTTTAGTTAAACCTAAGTCAATAAAGCTGTTTAATCTGTCCGCTTTTCGGGTTTCTTTTAAGCTTTCAATTTCTTTTTCATAACCTAAAATTTTCCCTTGTAATTCGTCTGCCGTAACTGATTTAGATTTTAATTCTTCCACCAGTTGTTTAGCCGTGGTTAGTTCTTCTTCCAGCTCCTTACGTTGCGCTTTTGACTTGCTTAGTCGAACGTCTGCGTTTTCTTCTGTAGTGGTATAGATTTTGTTTTCAGCCATACCGTTTACAATCTTCGTTACTGTTTCTTCGTCAAGCCCTAAGCTTACTAGTAGCTCTTTTAACTCCATTTTTTTTATCTCCTTATCCCTACGCTTTTAACGGGGTCGCGTCCCGTGGTTAGTTTTGTTAGCGTTCTTTAACGTCTGCGCTTTCCTAAAAGACGTGGTTTTATTTCTGTTGTGGTTGTATTGGGGCTTTCTCTAGTGAATAGTCCCGTTTAAGGTCGTGCTGTTTAACGTATTCGGCCATTCGTTTCTGTTGCTTTTTCAGAAGCTTCTTGTAACGTCCTACGCTGTCGCTGTCTAATGTCTTAGCTAGCTCTAGCTTTCCCTTTGTCTTTCTGATACGTCTGGCCAGTAGCTTCCGCCCTTGCTCTATATCTTCGTTCTTTTGAGCTTCTAGTGGGTCGTACTGTGGCTGTGTGTTTTCCATGCTATCGGGGTAAAACGGTATCCATAAGTGTCTACAGTTAACGCCCCTATGTCCCGCTGGTGTTCCGTATCCATATTCGTAGGCGCTTGGGTATCCGCTAGTATTCTCTCCTATTGGTCGTATGTCGATTACCTTACCTTGACAGTATGAGCAAGCTTCACGGCTTTTCGGGTGTGAAGATACTAGTACCGTGTATAGTTCTTCTTCCGTCATTCTGGCCGTACGTACGTCGTTGTATACGTTCTGTACAGCGCTTCGTGTTACCACTTCCGCGTATCGTTCTATGTTCCAGCTTCTTCCAGCGCTATCGTAGAACGTGCTAGGTAGTCCTTTATCGTATACGTCCATTACAGCGCCTTCTAGCGCCTTATCCAGCGTTTTACCACCATTTAGTACACTAATAGTCGTGCGTCTTAAAACGTCGTCATACGCCTTTCTAATTGAGTTCTGCGCTATGTTAGAGTCTAGTAACGTCTTTTGTACTCGTTCGTCGAAGTCTCTAAGCGCGTCCTTTACAATCCTGTTTGTTATGGTCTGAGCTTGTTCGGTATTTGTTCGCCCGTCGAAGTATCTAGCGTTATCTTTGTCTACTTTAACGCCCGCTTCTTCGATTTCTGCCCTTACCTGTGCATTTACTCCCTTAAGCTTCTTAGTCATTTCTTCACGTTGTCTAAACACAAACGAATACTTTTGTAGCTCTGCTGTCGCTCTCCACTCCAGTAGGTCGTCCGTATCTGGTTTAAGTACTTCCGCTATATCCGTCATAGCTTCCAACGTAAGAAGGGCGTATAGCTCTCTTACGCGGTCGCTGTGCTTGTTTAATTGGTCTGGCGTTAACATTATTCATGACCGCCGTATTCTTCGTCTATGGCCTTTAATTCGCGATATTCCGCGCTGGCCTGTTCCTGTTCTAGTAAGATGTCGTTAAACCATTCTCCCGCTTGTTCGTCCGTTAAGTTGAATAAACGCTTAATGGCTTCTTTCTTACTAATTAGTTGATTTAGTGAAGCATTGGCTAGAAAGTCTAATTCAGCTTTCTTATCGTTAAAAATGCCGTCGTCAAAGTCGATACTGATTTCATCATACGTAGGTACTTGACCCTTGTACAATCCAGTAGCAATAGCTAGCTCGAACACAGATACGATAAGCTCTTTTAAAAACTCTTCGATTTCTGATACGTGGCTATTACGTGTTCGGTAAGTGTCTGATTTCTCGCTTACGATTTCCGTAGCGGTCTTCATGCTCTTACCGTCGAACGTAAACGTACCGCTGGCTAGCCCTGTCTGTAGCTCTAGTGTGCTTAAGAACTTGTTAATAGCTTCGATATACTGGCTTACTCGTAAGTCTGATGTAATATCTTGCTTAGTCATATCGTCGATACCTGCTGGTAGTCCTACGAATACGTCTGTTTCATCATCAAAGAATTGTCTAGGCTGTCCGTCTTTTGTGATTTCAGTACGTAGTAAGTGGTCTGATACGATAAAGCGACGTTTACCCTGTCTAATCTCCCACCTAAAAGCGTCGTATGTTTCGTCGATTTGTCTAAGCGTAGGCTTTGCATTGTCGAAGACTGATAAACCTAGTGGGCTTCTTGGATTGATATTATTAAACCCGTAAGGCTTCAAGTATGCGAATAGCGGACGGCTTAAGTCCTTAAAGCGTACTACTTCGTCCAGCTCTGCGTATGGTTCGTAGTCGCTTAACGGGATACGTTTACCAATATCCGTTTCTCGTTCGCTCCAGTACAACTCATGAGTGATTGTATATGTACCGTCTTTAGCCCACTCATGGAACTCTAAAAGCGTGTAGTAGTGTGTCTTACGTCCTACGGCTTCCGTTGATACGTTTGTAATTACACATTCACTAATATTATTAGTATTCGCTTGAAGTGGTACGAAGGTATCCGCTAAGCACCAGCTAAACTCGATACGGCCATTGTCAACGTAAGGACGTACAGCAAGCCCACCAGTAGCGAACATGATTTCTAAGTACTTAGCAAAGTTCTTCTTAAACTTGTTATCGTTAAACACTTTCTGGATAAACTCGTTTGCTGTTGATTGCTCCATGTCGTCCACTTGAATATTACATTGTTCGTTGAATACGATACCCGCTAGATAGTTACTAACTACCTTAGCCATGTTAAGAGATACAAACGGACGTTTTACACGTCTGCCGTTACTGTTTAAGTACTCTAATGGCTCATGGATACCCCTATAAATTTTAAAGTTCTGTTTAACCCGTTCTAGCTCTCTCTGGTCGATTGCTACCCGCGGGTGGTCTGTGATTACGTGTAGGCTCTGTCCTAGTAAAATGTCTTTCAAGCTCCCGCCCCCTTTCTTAAAGTAGTGTATAAGTCTATTCCACCAATTCAATACGCTACCTCCTTCCTGTTACCTTGCTAGTTGCAAGTCTGTTAGATTGTCTACGACGAAGTACTGGAACGCGTCACACGTATGGTCGTCCGTTTTAACTACTGCTGGGTTGTTAGTCAGCAGGCTACGTTGCTCCCACGTATAGCGCTTATGCTCTTCCATAAAGTACTTTACGTTATTTTCTGTATTCAATACATAAAAACGCCCTTCCGCTAGAAGGCTCTGTACATATTCCGTCATTGTGATTTTAAGTTTCTTAGCTACTGGCTTCCAGCGTATTCCGTAGTCCTTGAAGTATTCATTACGTATACCACCTTCCGCGCTATCAATCGTACGGTTGCGAACTGGTGTTCGATACTTTTCGTACATGGCCGTCTCGAACTCGTACAAGTCCTTAGATAGGTCGCTAGGCGCTTTTTTAACGGTCTTACCTGCTGGGCTGTAGTAGTACGTATCCAGTAAGTATACGTTCGGTAGCGCTCTACCATACTTCATAGTTACCATAAAGCATAAACAAGCTGTAGCGCTTTGCTGGTGTCCTGTATCTAGTCCAAAGTACATATACGTTAAGCGTTCGTCCTTCGGTATCTCTGATACTTGTTTCATCAAGTTAATGTTATATACGTCCGTTCCTAACCCTACTGGTTTCCCTAAATATAAATACTCGTAGTAGTCTCTATCGTTCTGCTTGATACGTTCGATTTCGTCCAGCATTTGCTCCGTTACGAAGCCTAGTGCGTCGTCTAAGTAGCTACTGCTGTGTATCAAGTGCTTATCGGACGTTTTAAGCGTCTCTACCCACTCGTTAATCCAATGGTACGTATTACGGGGTGGGTTAAAGCTCCAAAAGAATTGTACGCGCTCGTACTCTGGGTGTTTTTGCCTCATGAAAGTACTGTTAGATTGGTCGAACTCTTCCGCGTCTTTAAACTCGCTGGCTTCTTCGTACCATACGGCAATAATTCCGCCTACTTCATTCGATTTAAGCTTTTCAAAATCATCTTGACCGTAGAAGTGAAAAGTACTTTTTGTCTTCTTATGGATTATCTTATACGGGCTTACTCGATAGTCAAAGTTATTCAACATACCGAACTTACCAATAGCCCACTTGATTTTATTGTAAACACTATCCGCTATGGTCTTAGCTACCTTACGGACTATAACTACTTCTACCGTCTGGCCTTGATTGATTGCCTTAATCATTTTAAATACTAGTAGCAAGGCTATTACGGACGATTTAAAAGAGTTACGGCCACCCTTAAGGATTATATAAGGTTTGTCGCTTTTCCATACGGGTACAAACGTAGGGTTGATATTCTCGCTAGTTCTAAACGTCGTCGTAGATAATGATGTTTTCTTCATTATTCGCCCCTGCGCTTTCCTTAGCGTTCTTAAGCTTAAGCGCCTTAATTCGCTCTTCTTGTTCGGCCATATCGTACTTATCCTTATCCGTAGTAGTTAGCTTAATAACATTCTCCATAGCTCTCTGATTACCCTTGGACGCTTGCTGTATGGTCGCTAGTGATACTAAGTTTTCGTACGTAAGGTCTAATCCCAGCGCTTGTAATTTCTTAATATCCTTAGGGTCGGTAACGTTCATTGACAGAATAGTTTTAATAGTCTTTTTTAGGTCTGCCTTTTGTTGTCTGGCCTTACCGCTAGCTATCCCACCTTTACGCGCTAGTTTCTTCCGTTCTTCCACGGTTAGCGTATTGGTAGGTTTCAAGTTTTCAATACCATGTCTTTTAGGCTTTGGCTTTTGCTGTTCTGTCAAGTTTTCACTCCCTTTTGTCCCCTTTCACGGTTATTTTAAAGCATAAAAAAGACGCTGTTAAGCGCCTATATGAGCGTATAGCTCTAAGTGTATTATTTATGGCTCTACTCTGTTTGTGTTCAGATTAGAGCATATACTGTATAAGCTATCGATAGCTTAGTACGTAGTTGCGCTAAAGCTATTAGGCTATCAATGTCAGAAGTTAATAGTCTAGTATCTTTTCTACGTATCCGTCCATTCGGTACAGTTCCTAGTATGTCGTTAACCACATACGCGCTACATACTACTATCTTGCGTTTTAAGTTACTACCGTCGCCATTCCGTAGTAACCGTTTAGCCGTACCTATTGCGTGGCGTACTCGCGCAACGGCTTTCAGTGGTATATGTATTATATTCTTACAAAAACCCGCCAGCGTGAGGTGTCATGCACTAGCGGGAAAATGTTAGAAGGAAGGCCGCCATACATTACGTACGGTTATCGTTCGTGATTGGGTTGAACAATCGCTTACAGCAAGTTTACAAAATGCGTAAAAGATAAACAAACTTTTGAAAAGAGAAATTTAGTTTTATTAGGCTGTGTAAAAATAAACTTTAAAGGATAGACTATTTATACTTGCTGTCGTGCTACGTTACACTACCGAACGTACATTCGTGGGACGTTTTGCGAACGCCCCTACGAAAATAAATAAAGAAGTAAAGAAGATGACCACGGTAGCAAGCCGTCATTACTCAACTTGCTACACTATCAATATATCATACTTTTTAGTGGAAAACTATACAGTTTTTTCCAAAGTTTAGATACTATCGCTAAGGCCTAGAATATTCGCAAAAATTTCTAAGGTCTGGTATCTAATGTTATAAGCCTGTGACTTGCTCCAGCCTACTCTCTTAGCTACGTCTTCCCACGGCTCTAAGCCACCACTTTTAAAATACTTTTCTTCGATTAGTACCCTAAAACTTGGGTTAATGGTCTGGATTGCTTCCAGCGTTTTCTCGATTGCTTCTAGTGTCTTCTGTAAGAATATAAGCCGTTCGTCTGATAGTTGCTTAATTACCATGTTTTCAATACTTTTAGCGGGTATGTTGCTCTTACCCCCGCCCACGTTTTCGTCTATTTCACGGTAAGTAAGTTCGGCCTTACGTACTAGTATCTTCTTTTCGTAGCTGTGGTAGTCCTTGAATAGCTTTTCAAAATAGGCTAGCTCTGTTTTATCTAACATTTACTACCCCTTTCAGACTTCTTTTGACTTCTTCGTAGCTGGCGTTTGTAGTAACTGGAAAATCTACCCCGTCTAGCTCTATATTTACGTCTCCGTTTTTCTTACGATATACAACTACGATTTTGTTAACATTTATAATTACCGTTTGATTTTCTTCTACGTCAAATACTTCTATCACTTGCTTAGTCTCCTTTTCTTTTCGATAAGTTCTAGTACTTCTTTAGGCTTTTTATCTACAGTTACCCGTAGCGGGTGTCCGTTTATGTCTACGTATGTCCCTTCGTATGGATAATCCTTATTTACTGCCGTTAACGATACTATCTGGTCTACGTTAATCCAGTACACTCTATCGCGTACCACGTCGTATAGTTCTAACATTTTAGCAATTCCTTTCTGAAATAATCCTTAATAGCTTTACACTCCCTAGAGTCTTCACGTATGGTTAATGTCCACGGTCTCGTAAGTAGGTCTACTATCATGTTATCTTTATCGTCGTCGTCTGAAAACATAGCTACTACACACTTAGGGTTAAGCCATACCACTCTTTTATATTTTACGTCGTAGCATACTATCATTTTTCTTTAACTCCTTTTCCATTCTCTCCTTAACTTCCTTAAACACTTCTTCCATGTTCTGGTCTGGTACGATTTCTAATATTTTGAAATGCCCGTAGCCGTGGCTATCTTTATATTCAGCCGTAAGAGTCTCATTTATCTGTATCTCGTTTCCCTTACGCGCTGGTACTCTGAATATCTTATACACTTTGTCGCGTTCGTTTTCGTCCGCTCTAGCGTATTCTATAAGCTTCTTAACGGCCTTAGCGCTAGCCAGTACACTTAATGTATCGTACTGGCTTGTAATTATCTGCGCTAGCTCTACCCCGTCTTCTATCCGTACAGCTACGTCTTCAATTAGTGATAGGTCGTATATCTCTAGTGTACTAATATTGTTATCTAGAGTTAACTCAATCATTCCCAGTAACGCCCCCTACCTACCGTTTTTATATAATACCGTTCTTCTAGGTCTACGATTTTACCTGCTACTTTTTTCTCTCTAACTACTGTATACGTGTCCGCTACGTCTACCGTTTTACCGTTGTAGTCTTTAACAGTTACTCTACTTGTTTTAGTCGCTGTTGTTACTACGTACTCTACGTATTCTAGGTCGTACCTGTATCTAGCGTCCTTTTTATTATACACTAACTTTTGAGTGTATCTGTATATACAGTCAGTATCGTTTTTAGGCTTTGCGAATAAGTCCATTTCTGGCTGTAACATTCGTTCTATCTGTCTCTTAGTCTCTAAGACTGTCACGCTACAAAGTAGTCCGCTTAGTGTTAAGCTAGTGTACTCTCCTTTAAGTCCGCCATAAATTTCTCTCATAGATACGATACAGCTAGGGTCGTATATTTCTAGTTTAGTGCCTTCTTCTGTGTGTAACTCTATCATAGCTTTTTACTCTTTCTTTCGTCGTACCACTCGTAAATGATAATCCCTAAAGCTAGCAACAATACAAGGCCGTATACTACTACGTCAAAGATAATCATAATAATTACGGGCTTAAGTACAGCCATATACGTCAATCCGCTACCGTCTAACTTGTTGATAAAGTTAAAAATTGTTAATCCAATGGCTACAAGCCACGCCAATCTGTGAATAATTTTCATTTTCTATAACTCCTTTATATCTTCGATAAATTTTACTAGTTGTTTGAATACTAAGGCTATTACCGTTACTGCCCCTACTACCGTAAAGATTGCCAGTACGACTAATGCGCCTACACTCTGAATATATCCCAGCCATATTAAGGCTATTAGAATCACTAGAACCATAGCCATTAAATAGGCTAGTACTGTCGTTTTGATAAGCCCTAAAACTTTTTTACTAAGTTTCATACACTATCCCCTTTTTTTATCTATATATCTCTATTCGCTTTTTGAAGGTCTTTTTCTAATTGCTTCGTTTTATATTCCAACTCTTTTACTCTATTTAAAAGTACGTCGTATTTCATTCCAGCAAGGTCTATACGTAAGCTGTGTATTTTTTCGTTTTTTTCTAACATTTCTAGCCTAGCTAGTATATCTTCGTATTTTTCGCCCATGTCATTTACCACCTTCTTCCGTATCGTTTTACAGTTCTCTTTGTGTCAGCTAGTTCTTCTTTTAGCTTTAAGTTTTCAGTTTGTAGGTCGTCTATTTTCTTATCCATGAGCTTTACCGCTTTGGTTAAATTGCCTACATTGTTCTTTACCGTCTCCAGTACGTCTACTATTTGGTTAATGATTTCTGCCGTTTCTTTGTCCATGCCCTAGAACTCCTTATATCTAACTGTTGGGTTGATATACTCGCTTACAGTATAAGCTTTAGCTGTAGGAAAGTCGTTTATCTTATCTAGTACGTCCTGTAGCTCTTTTACGTATTCTTCGGTCGTATCGGCTTCTAATCGTTCGTACAAGTCTTCGTAACCAAATTCACTCTCTGATAGCTGTTCATATAACTGTACTAACACGCTTCTAGCGTCAATATCAAACGGTGTTTCTTTCAGCGTAAATAATCCCGTTCTGTTTCTCGTTTCCATGTAGTTCCAGTCTTTTTTAGCTGGTCTACTCCGCCAGTCTCTCCTTTAACTTCGTCCCAGTAGTAGCTATCGCTATCTATCTCGTTAATTGTTACTATCTTCATATCTTCCATGTTCTTTACTCCTTTACAATATCGGCCACGTAGAACTTACGCGCACTATTTTTTGTATCTCTAACTATGCTTTCTACGATTACTTTAGCGTCGTTTTTATCCAGCTTGTAGTGTTTTTCCAGATAATCGGCTATATGTTCTAGTACCACTTTATCTACTTCGTAAAGCCCTAGATACTCGATAAGCTCGCTGTCTACGTAAGCGTTGATTTTGACCGTTTTAAATGTGTCGCTGTGTTGCTGTTCTTCGGCTGTTAGTACTACTTCTTCGATTTTGAGAATATCGCGCCACTTTTTTAGTACGGTCTTCCATAGAGTATCACTAAAAGGTATTACCTTATACTCTACTTTTAGCGTTGTAATGCGTATTTTCTGGTCTTCTTTCTCGTATGGTTTCATTCTTCTTTACTCCTTCATTTAGCCTAGCTTTCTGCTGTGGTGTTTAGCTGTACGTGTCGCTAGATACATATTCAGTCCCTTGTATCCTAGCGCTTGCATAATCTTAATAATTCTGGCTACTTGCTGGAAGCCTACCCCGTCTACTAGGCCGTTTTCTAAGTCTTTTAGCGTGGCTTCTTTAATGTTTAAGACTGTTAGTACTGTTTCTTCCCCGCGGTCTTCTAGCATTTGTTTAAATACGTCCGTAAACGCTTCGGCTGTAAACCAGTATTCGGGCTTCTTACGTTCCCGCTCGTTCGTCTGGATACTGTATACGTCGTAGTGTAGCTTAGCCCCCTTAACGTATGCTTCCGCTTCTTCCTTCGTGTTAAATTGTTTCGCTTTAAAATTAAATTTAGTTAACTCTATCGTGTTTTCTGGGTGGTCTTTGTCCATGTATCCACGTTCCGTACTGTAGTTCTTCTTACCAGCTACGTAGAATACTCCCGCTTTTAAAATATACTTCTTACTCATTTTCTAATATCCATTTCTTAAAAATTGCCAATGTACGGCCAGTTATTTTTTTAACGTGCATGAATTGGTATATGCTTTGTCGCGACGTGCCTATATTCCTAGCTAGCTCGCTTATTTTCAAGTAGCTCATGCGCTTCTTGATTACTCTGAAACGCTGGGCTAGGTCTTCATGTTCCACTTCGTCGTAGTAGTACTTTTCGCGTCGTCTAGGCTCTTTATCGGTCGCTCTAGGTCGTTTAACGTCGTATTCAGCTCCTACCAGCTTTTTACGTTTCTTGTTGACTAGTCTACGCTCGTTTCTGTATACAATAATCCAGTTAAGTCGCGTTTCTGCTACCACTTCGTAGTCTATTCCGTCTAGTTTAATCGTCTTCATGTTCTAAGGCCTTTAATCTCCTTTCACGCTCTAAGGCTGTTAATCTTCTGTGTTGCTCTGGTGTAACAAGCTCGAAAGTAGTTATAGCCCCGTTTTTAGTGGCTTCCATATCTCCATACCACGGTACAAGCCCTTTATGGTCGCAAAACTTTTTGATATAGCCTATCACGTCATAATTTACGCTATCGTTTAGCCTATCCAGTTCCACCAGCTCGTAGGCTGGCGGGTCTGGTAGCTCGATATGTCCTTTATATCTCGTTTTAGGTGTTGCTGTATATCGTGGCTTATAGCTTTCTACTTCGTAAATAGGCTTTAACGGTCGTATGTCCGTTCTAAAGTTGCTACGCGACGTATCTATATCGTGTTCGATAATAAGCTTGTATTCACATTCATTACTACCGTATGGATTGGTCTTACTGTCCTTAAAACGGTGTATTACTTTACCGTTATTGTACGTGATATTTTCGACTGTGTATACGTCCATTTTTCATCACTCCTAAAACGGTAGGTCGTCTTCACTTACTCCGTAAACTTCTCCGTTCGCCGTAAAAGGGTCGTTATTTGCAAAAATTTACGGGCGTATTTTGATTTTGGACGTTATTAGGTCTATTTACATTACCGTTACTTAAAATGTCTGTATGCCCCGTTTTTTTCGATTCTAGGAAGTGGAAAGATTTAGCCAGTACTTCCGTAACGTATACGCGCTGTCCCTGTTGATTGTCGTAGCTTCGTGTTTGAATACTTCCGTCTACTCCAATTAGCGCGCCTTTAGTAGTGTTGTTAGCTAGTGCTTCGGCTGGTTTCCCCCAGATAACACAGTTAATATAATCCGCTTCGCGCTCTCCGTTCTGGTTAGCGTATGCTCTATTTACGGCTAGCGTAAAGAACGCGCAAGCTTTCCCGCTCTGGGTATATCGAAGGTCTACAGCCTTCGTTAATCGTCCTGTTAGTGCTACAATGTTAATCATTTCGTGTTAGCTCCTTCTTAAATTTTCGTACTTCGTGTAGGTCGTACTCTTTTAGTCCTTTTAAGACTGTTACACGCTTCTTAGTCTCTCTTACTTCTGACTCTAGCGGTCTAATGCCTTCGTGTAATTCTGCTACGCTTTCAGCAAGGAAGTAGCCCCGCTTATTTCCGCGTCTTAGCGCTACGATTGGTACGCCTTTTAAACACATTTCACGTAAGATACCGCGGACGTTACGCGGTGTAGTCTTAAATTTCTTAGCTAGCTGGTCGCTAGTTACAGCGTTACCGTAGCCGTAGTTTAGTACGGCTAGGTATTGTTTCTCTCTCTGGTTTAATTCCTTCATGGTCTATTATCCCTTCTTACTCGTTGATAGTTTGCTTATCTGGTCTAGTAGTTCCTGCTGTTTAGCTGGGTCTAGCTTGCTTTCTTCTGGTCTAGGCTTCTTATTATCCTTAGCCCAGTCTGGTAGCGTCTCTACAAACTCGTTACGCTTCTGGTATCCATTACGGCCAGCCTGCGAACGTCTATTCATTTCGGCTAGTGCTTCCGCTTTAGTTTTAACGCCTTGATTTAACCACGATTTTAGGATAGCTTCCGCGTAGCTAAACTTAAGCGCGTTTTCTTTTACGGCTTTCTCGATAGCAAGCATTACTAACTCTGGGCTGGTGTCGTTGCACCAGTGAATTACGTTTTGTTGTACGTAAGGTGTCATCATGCCTATATTGTTTTGGTAAAATTCAAAAATCTTCGCTACTTCGTTTTCTGATTTTGATAATTTAGACGCTTCCGCTAGGTCGCTCGCGTCCCTATCTTCTACTTTACTTTCCTTTACTTTACTTTCCTTTACTTTACTTTGTGTACTTCTGCTATCATTTACTCCACTTGAACGGGGTTTCTGTATACATAAACTATCATTTATGTTAACAGAAATACGCCTTTCAGTGGCTTTTCTGTATCGTTCCTGTATACCTATTGAAGTAAGAACTTTATTTTTTTCGGCCTGCTCTCTGCTAAAAAAATCAACTTCAAGCAATTTTTCTACTACGTCTTTTACGTATTTTTCTTCTAAGTTGAGTTCGTCTGCTGTGATAAAAAGTAAGTCGTCGTCATACGTTACATAGTACCCGTTATCACGGTATACAGTACCTAAAAGATGTAATATTACAGCTACGGCCTGTATACCGTGTGAACGAATTACCTTTTTTACCTTGATATCTCCTAGAAAATTTACGTCCATAGGGTAGTAGTCTAGGCCGTCCTTTCTAGGTCGTGCCATTCCTTCGTACTCCTTTATCGGTTAGTTGCGTTTGATAAAGTTTCTAAGAACTCTTTTAAAATGTCTTTCCCTGCTTCTGTTTGTAACTTTTTAACGTCGTACTCTTTACCGTCAAGCCCTTTAATCGTGTACTCTACTTCAACAATTACGGGTACGTGTTCTGTCGCGTCTTCGTCATTCATCATGCTAGCCATACCGTTAATGTATGCTAGTGAACTTTCTTTAAATTCTGGCGTGCTGTTAATCTTCAAAGGCGCGCCAGCTAGCATTTTATCCACGTAATCAACGTCCCCGCGTAGCGTACCGTCAATCGTAGTAAACTTTTGAACGAAGCCCCCTTTTTTAGTGTTTAGTAGCATTAGTCCGTATTCTTTCATAATCTTTACAACTCCTTTAATTGTTTTTGATATTTATATTGTTTTTCAATTTCTTTCCCTATTCCGAACTCTTTAACCTGTCTAGGTGTAAGAGTGATAGGAACTATTTTGTATTTCTTGCAAAATTCCGTTAAGCCTATTGTGTGCTGTTCTTCGTGATAGTCGCGACGTAAACACATAAACGATAGTTCGCTATGGTCTATTTTATCTCGATTTCGTCCCATTCCTACGGGCTTGTAGTGTGCTACGTCTCCTTTATCGCCACTTATGAAGCATTTACGATACTTAAGGTATAGAAACAATGTTCTAGTGTGTTCTTTGCCTATAAAATACTGCTGGTGTGTGAACGGTACTTCATTTTTAAAGCACCATTCAATGATGAACTCAATAAAGTTACTAGCTTCTAGCTGTGATATTTGGTTTACCCCTAAACTAAACGTCTCTAGCTCTGGCCGTTCGGTCGTACAGTATTCGCCTTTCATGAAGTCGCGTACGATTTCTGGCGGGTATCCTGTGTAGTTCGCTATATCCTTACATAGCCCGAAAATGTAGCCACGTTGCGCTAGTGTAATACCGCGCGGGTCTAATATGCTTATATTTGCGCGATACAGCCCCGTAGCTTCATTTTGTAGCCATGTAGGTATATTTACGTCCACATCTGCTTCAAACGTCAGAATAGCCCCTTTTTTCGCTTTTAGAGTGGCTTCAAATTCGTTAGCGTTTGTCATTTTAGATTTTTAGCCTTTTCTAGCTTAATGTCGTTATCGTCTAGCCACTCTTTTAACATGGCTTTCTGTCTATCCGTTAACCATAGCTGTAGCTCCCACAATCGGCTTACGGTCGTTACGTCTTCCAACGTATCCAACTTGTTAATAACTTTTTCTACTTCGGCTTTGGCCTGCTTGCTAGCTTGTTCTAAGCGTTCGCGTCTTTCTCGCTCTAGCTCTAGCTGTTCCGCTTGCTTGCGTTCCACTTCGTCTACAGCCTTAAATACGTCTTTCAGTTCCATTGTATCCAGAAGTGGCTTAAACGCTTCTGTCGGTTGTCCAGCCTTCTTACAATACGCTTCTAGCGTTTCTTCGTCTTCCATGCGTTTCCCGTATTCAGCTTCTAGTCTGATTAGTTCCGTTTCCATTGTATCGAAGATACTCTTTTTAGTTTGCTTACGGCTAAAAAGTTTACGGTCTACGACTTCGTGTGTAGCGTCAAACGATAGGATACGCTCGTATTCGCTAAAAGCTTCCTGTATCCAAAGTTCTTTTACTTCGTTAATTTTCTTAGCTAGTTCGTCTTCTCCGTTCTTGATTAGACGTTTAAGCTCTTTACGTCCTTCCGTAACCTTTTCGATTGCTTCCATAAAGCCACTAAAAGCTACGTCTGTTTTGTCTCTTAGGTCGCTTAGTTCCTTCTTCGTCTTCTTAGCGCTGTCTACACTACTTTTACTATTAGTTACTACTAAGTCCGCTGTATCGTCTACGATACTTTGTAATGTATCCCGTAGCGCTTCGTAGTTCGTTATTTCGTATAAGCCCTTTTCATTCTGGACAATATCGAAGCTATTAGTTAATGTTGCTAAGTCCGTTACCATTCTTCGTTACCTTCTTCCTGTTTTTGTTCTTTTGGTTGTTCTTTAGCCTTCTTCTGTTGGGCTAGGTGTAGCGCTTTTAGTTCGCCTACTAGTTTGTGAATTGGTACGTCAAACAGATTACCTACGCTGTACTTTTCACATACATAGTCTACGATTTTCTGGCGTTCCGCTCCTAGCTTAACCATATCCGCTATGATTTCTTCTGACCGCTTCTTACCTTCTTCAAAGATTTCTTCGGGTGTAGGCTCTTTGTGTTGCTGGCCGTTCTGTGTTACTCCGCTCGCTTCGTTACCGTCGTCGTCTTTGTCGCTTGTAATTCCAAAGATTGCGCTAAGTGAATAGCGTTTCCCGTAAGTGATACAGCTACCAATAGATTGGGGTGTAATTTCGTTTGAATAAATGTTTACACGCTTACCGTTTACGTATTCCGTATCGATTACCACCCGCTGTTTAGACGGCTTTAGCGTAAGCGCTGGGTACTGGATAAACTCCCCGCTTTCATGAAAAACTACAGTTGTAATAGATACATTCTGTTCTGCGTCCGTCGTAGCGAATTGGCTAAACGCTAGGCCGTATTTAGTAGCCGTCTTCGTGATAGACTCCGTTACGCTCTCTAGCGGGACGTACTGGCTCTTAAAGGCTGGGTTATTCTTGTCTTTAAACGGTTGCTTAAGCTCACGCTGTGTATCTACTAGCGCTTTAGCTAGATTTACGATACTTTCACTAGTTTGTAATGTCATTCTTCTTCATCTCCTTCTTCGTCTTCTTCGTCTTCTTCGTCGTACTCGCTTCTGTACGTGTCGTCTTCGTATGGTTCGATACGTCCGTATTCTGGGTCTAAGTATCGGCTGTGCATACTGTCAAAATTACCGAACATTTGTTTGTCTAGCTCCTTCCTTCGTAGTGGTCGTTTGGTCTATAAAATCTGGTTCTACATATTGGCCTGTATTGATTAGCTTTACTTTATAGTCTTGCTGTTGTACAGCTTTGTTAATGAATAACGCGATACATACTATAGTTACCATATACAAAACTACGTATCCTACAATCTTAGCCATAAGCTTTAGATAGTTCTTGTTGAACTCTTTAAGCTTGTTCTTTCTATACTTCCTTCTTTTAGCTCTCATGCTTCCACCTTTTTAAGTTCCTTCTTTAGTTTCTTAGCGTACGCTGTCAGTTTGCTACCTACTTCAATCGTTAAATTTTTCATTTCTCGCTTTCCGTTTACTAGGTCTGATAGATTGGACTGTGGTACGCCTGTTTCCTTACTAATACGGTATCGGGTGGCGTTCGATAGAAGCCACTCGATAGCGTTAGTATCTACTTTCATGTAATGCCCCCTTTCTTAAAAGCTTACTGTACTTCTTTCCGCTAAGCGTTCTAAGATTTCTGTACGTTTTTCGCTTGTAAATTTATAGTTAACTTTCTTTTTGTACTCCTTACTGTCTTCGCGATAAACTCGTAAATACCAGTCTCCTTCGTATTTTTTCAACACTAGAACGTCAGTTTGCAAGTGTACCCCGCGTTTAGCTCTAGCGTATTCTTCGCCAGCCGTGTGGACTAGTTTCATTTTTTCTAAGCTATCGAAGTCCTTAGCTAAAATGTATTCTGGTCTTTTGTATAACTCTTTTGCTGTGTAGTAGTTTAGAACGCGTTCGCGTCCGTTTGTCTTGATTTCGTCAAAATTGACGTTGCTAAAATCTCCGTTAAATACTTCCTTAGCTACTTTCTTAGTGATTTTCATGTAATGCCTTCTTTCTTTTGTTTTTAGGGCTGTTGTAACCCTGTGACTATATAGTATCAGATATCTTATGATATGTAAAGTACTTTCTATAAATTATTTTGTGAAACTTTTGTGAAGTTTATTCATATTCTTTTAGTTTGTCCAGCCCTAACTCCTTATACTTGTTGTCTATAGCGTTTTTAAAAATGTCTATCGTCTCTTTTTGGTAAGGTGTTAATACCGCTGTATTACTATACCCTTTTAAAATTTCGATAATCTCTGTAGTATCACTTATCGTTACTATCCCGTGTTCTTTAACTTTTGTATTACGAAGTTTTTCGGCCTTCCCTATTAACGCTTTAATTTCTCTATGATTAGACGTGGTTAGCTTTAATTCGTTAAACGCTTTTTCAGATTTTTCGTAAAGTGTTTTAATCTTGTTATATAGCATATCTGGTAAAGTCTTATCCCCGCTAGCCATGTTAGTGGCGTATCGTTGTTTTAAGCCTTTAATAGTCGCTTGATTTTCAAGGATAATACCATAGATAGAGACGGTTTTATATCTTACGTCTTCTGGGCTTAGTACAGCGTTATTAAATGCTACGCGTCTCATGTACTCTAATTCGTCCAGCATTTCGGCTATGTGTCCGACTCTCTTTTTGTTTATTTCTGTTGTCATATTCTTTCCTTCTTTCTTTTTGTCCTTTTATTTACCTTCAATCATTACGCGTAGTTCTTCTGTGATTTCGTCGTTAGTTTTTTGGATACGTTCGTAGAAGCGTTTAGCTTTTCGTAGCTCTTTCTTAGCTTCGTCTTCGATTTTGTAAATTGTAGCTTTATCGTCGTCTAGGTCTGCTTTTTTGTAAACAAAGTCTAATAAAGTTCTTACTTTTGTACAACTTTCTGTAATGTTTCTTGAACGTCTAATACTGTCTTCTCCGTCTTTGTATTTAATGATTTCTACTACCATGTAGTAAGCGTCTTTGTCCATTTCGTTTAACTCGTTGTAAATTGCGTTTAGTTCTTCGTATGTCATCATTTTAATTCCTTCTTTCTTTTTTTGTTGTTGTTCTTTCTGATATTATAATAACACTTATCTTCTGATATGTAAAGTAGTTTGATAAAAGTTTTTTGTGAAACTTTTGTGAAGTTTTAAAACACTTCTTTTTGTACTCGTTCTAGCATATCGCTTAGTTCGTTGATAGCGAACTTGTTAAGGCCTTCTATGTTTTGGTCTTTGTTTTCTGTAATGTAACGTGTACGTTCTTGTTTGTAGTACTCAATTACTAGTTCGCTGTCTCTTACTAATTGTTTTGTTTTTTCGTTACCGTTTAGGTCGTGTAGTGCTTTGATAGTTTTTTGTGTTAGTGTTAATTTTTCTGTTACGTTTGTCATTTTCTTTTTTCTCCTGTTATTTTAGTTTTTCGATATCTTTTAGCGATTGGTTGTATAAACTTTGTGCTTTTAGATAGATTTGTAAAGAATTATCTTCGGCTTTTCTGTTTCTGTATTTAATTTTTAATTTTATCATGTTTGCTAGGTTTAACGATATAATGATGAGAACAGCGCTATTTTTGGACAATTCTGCTTTACGTTCCATTTCTTTTAATTCTCTTATCCATTTATTGATGTTTCTGATTCCTGTTTTATAAACCTCGTTCATTTTCTTTTACTCCTTTTGTTGTTTTGTAGGGCTTATCGTTCCCCCGTGACTATATAATAGCGCTTATTTTTTGATATGTAAAGTAGTTTGACGAAAAAAATTTAAAAAATTTCAAAAAAATAAACCTACCCCGTCTAAAGGGTAGGTTTAATAAGGTTTCTAAGCTTTTTTATCTTCTTTATTTTCTTCGATTTCTTCTTTTTTCTTAGTGATTAGGCCATTAGGCTCTACCGTAAACTCTGGTCGTTCTGCCATTACTCCGTCTTCGTCCACGTAGTACCAGCCTTCGCCAGACTTAATAAACTGGTTACTTTCCATAAAGCCGTTGTTTGTGTTTAGGTAGTACCATTTGTCCTTGTATTTTACCCAGCCAGTAGCCATACTTCCGTCTTCTTTGAAGTAGTACCAGCTATTACCCACCATAAACCAGCCCGTAACCATAGCCCCGCGTACGTCTAAGTAGTACCATTTTTCATTAAGTTTAATCCAACGATTAAGTACACAATAGCCGTCTGCTTCAAAATAGAACCACTCATCGCCCACTTTACGCCATTTACTAGCGGGGTAGCTTCCGTTCGCTTCACGATACCACCAGCCCTTACTATTCTTTTGCCAGCCTTCATAGTTACCAGCGTCCGCTTGTAGCATTTCTTCTACTGTGTTACCTAGCGATTGATAGTACTTGATTTTTTCAATTACATAGTTACGTAGTGACTCGTTGCTATTGCCGTGTAGTGCTAGCGAACGCGCTGGGCAAGAAGTCGCTACAAACTCGTTATGAAATACGATATTTTCGCTATCTGGTGTAGCTCCGTAGTACTTCATATCTTCGGCCATTTGTCGTAGTGTCATGTCTTCATTTTCCAGAAATTCCGCGTCAGTAGTTCCGAATTGCTGTACGACTTCATAGCCTAAGCTGTATAAATTCCCTTCTGGATTAGCTGTACTCCATGTACCGTTATACGTGTCTTCTACTCTGGCAATAGTATTACGACTAATGTAGTAGTGTGCGTACCCGCGGTCAGATAGTCCAGCGTTATACCTGTCTCTTAGCCAGTTAATATACGCTTCTGGTGTCATGCTACCAGCGTCATTATGAAGAATGTAATAGCGTGGCGCTTCTGTAGGTCGTCTTCCTGCTAGTCCGTTAAAGATTGTTTCGTTAATAATATTTACCATATTTTTACCCCTTTTCTTTCATGTTTTCATTATGGAAATGTAGTAGGCCATGGGTCGCCTGTAAGGTATGAAATAGAACTTACGCGTATATCTCCAATATCCCTATCGGTAGGCACTGGGTCAGTAAATTGAAAACGTAACATGTTACTATCTCCCTGCCCGCCTAAGTACCATGTACCGTAAGGCGTTCCTTTGTCGTTATAGATACCACCAATAAGCGACGCTTCCGAACGGAAGCCAATCGGTATTCCGTGTAACCCTAAAATAAATACATTTCTTTCACGGTCAGACGGCTGTAACTGATAGCCAGCGCCACCACGTCGTACAATACCGAACCAGCCCCAGATTAAGCCCCCGAACTGGTATGTAACCGTGTCATTTTTGCGTCGGACTTGTAAGTATGAGTTGCCTAGTTTTGAAACAATGTTTAGTTTTCTCCACCCAGTATCCCCTGATAATACTTCCCAGCCGTCGTTACCGTTACCACGTCTTTTAATCCACTTTAAAGCCCCGTTTGTAACATTGGTATCTACGTACGTAGTTCCTACTGGCGCTGTTACTTTTCCGTTAGGAAAGCCTGTTCCGTGTATCTCGTATTCGTTTACTTGTCCTGTGTTTCCACTTGTAGCTGGCGCTGTTGCTGGTAGCGTGATACTACCGCCCCCGCCAGACAATGTAACCACGTTCCCGTTAATACTTAATTGTTGCGGTGTTCCTGCCCTGTTTAGTTCTTCTTTAGTGGCTAGCGTTCCCGCTTTAGTCTCTAGCGTATGGATACGCGCTTTTACTTCCGTGTCGTTATACGGCTGTGGTAGTTCTGATTTCTTAGCATATTCCGTTAATGGCTGGTGTTGAGTTAAATAGCCTTTGTTTTCCAGTTCTTGCTTAGTGACTAATGTACTAGTGTCGATTTCTGGCTTGCTCTCTAAGGCCGTTAAACGACGTTTTACGGGTTCGTCGTTGTAAATGGTGTCATTATCCGTCTTTTGCTCTAAAGCTTCAATTTTGCCCGTTAATTTTAAAATTTCGCTACGTTCTGCCTTGTTTTCTAGTTCAGCACGTAGTCCGCTGTCGTCATACGTTCCGCCTTGCTCCTTAATTTTATTAAAAAGCGCGTCTAGTTCTTGTTTGGTAACAATGCTTTCAGCGTCCACGATACGGCCTGTAGTCCGCTCAATTAAAGGTGTATTTTTAGCCCTGTCGATAGCGCTAAGTCTTACGTCAAAGACGAACGCGTAAACGTCCGTAGCTTGCTCGATTTTTTCAAAGTACACATAGCCTACTACTGGCTCATCTTCAATAATTAAAGAACTATCAAACGGTACTGTAATAGTATTGCCTTCGATTGTAGCGGTAACTGTTGCATATCGTTTAGTATCCTTGAAATAAAACAAGCATAGTACTTTAGTAGCTGTTAATTCGTCCGTAGTAAACTTGAATACGGCCGTGCCTTTATCCTTGCTGTAGATTTCGTGGCCTAACTTTTCAACGGTACGGCTTACGCTCGTAACTGTTAAATGTTTTTTGATTACCTTATCCACAAAATTCCCCCTTTTCTTTTTAAAAAAACGGGGGACTATATAAGCCCACCCGCTTTAATAATTCTATTGATTGTTAGGACGTTCGTACGTCATAGCGCGCGAACTGTCACTAATTCCGCTTGTAGTAGGGTCGTTAACAACGCCCACGATTACTAATACTACAAAAACCGCGTTAATAAATACTACTAACTTATCTACTGTTTCGCCTAACTCTAAGCGAATATTAAATACAGCTAAAAACGTTTGTAGCAATAAGGCCAATGCTGGTACTAGTGTAATCCAGAATGTTTTATTTAATAAGCGTACTTTCCAGTTAATCATGATTTTTCAACCCCTTTCTTTTCGTAAACTCCGTTTTTTACGGGTAGTTTTTTATAAATTTCGTATAAGTCGTGTATCTCTCCATTACCGCCCAGCTTTTCGTAGCTGTGGTATAGCTTACTAATCTCTGTAGAACGGCTTAAGGTCGTATAACATAGTTTAATATCCCTAGTCATTTCTTTAAAGAGTCTATAGCGTTGTGTATTTCTGATACCGTCCCTATTTTCTCCACCTATTTCTTTAACTTCTGAAACGTCCTTTTTTAATTCTGCTATTTCTACGTTAATTTCTAGTAACTTACTTGTAATTAGTTCCGCGTTCTTTTTAGATTGTGTTGTTATCTGCGCTGTAATAATGCTTACGATACCGCCGATACAAGCGATTACTACAGCGTCCGTTATAATTGGACTCAACGCTTAACGCTCCATAATCTCGATAGCTGTTTCAAGCTTCTTTAGTTCGTCGCGTTTCTCAATAATAGACTGTTCCGCGGTGTTGATTTTGTCAGACTTAGCGGTAACGTCTGCTTCTAGTGAAGCTTTTTCTTTCTTCAATGCGTCTACTTCTTCCGTCTTCCTGTTGATTTCGTTTTTAAGTTGTTCGCGTTTTGTTCGTACTTGTTCTAATTCCATTGGTTTACCTCCTATATTAAGAATGAAACATTATCAAAGTTTAACCACTCTTTAGTTATTCCCGAACGGGTACTTATGCGTCCAGACGTTGATATATATAGTATAGCGTCTAAGTAGTTGTTATTCAACGCTCGAACGTATAGCCCTTGCGTAGGTCTATAGCCTTCTGGAAGCGTAACTATAGACTTATCGTGTCCGTTGTCGCCTTTCCAGATATTCCCGCGTAAGTGTACCGCGTTCCCTACTTTACTGTAATAAGCGTCGCCGTACGCTGTATAGTGTTGCCACCCGCTTTCTAGCGCCATTTTGTTCCATTTAGTAGGCTCTGCCATTATCTTCCACTCTTTAAAATTGTCGTTTACAGAATAGCGTGTATATACCATATCTCCAGTATATAGCACTTGATATACTACTTTCTTAATTCCGTCTAACCTTGTTACTACATGTACGATACCGTCCGTTACGCCCTTCGGTAAGTTCTTAATGTTGTTATCAATAGCATAGTATCCACCTTGTAAATAGTGGTTACAATCCCCGTACCCTTTAGGATTAAGCGCGTAACCAAACTCATTAGTAAGTTGTTTAGTTTGCATTGGCGCCCCGTCATAATAAAGCTTATTGTTAAAGCTTACAGTGTCTTTAAATTTAGACGGTAAAGCCACCATAAACATATTTTTTTCGTTTTCTTCGGGTACAGCTCCTATCGATAAGCCTATACGACTCAACACGGCCAGTACGTTCGCTGTACCTACGATACGCTCTGACGTAGCTGTACTGTTAAACTTATCCGTTACGATTAAGTCCACGTCGTACGCTTGTTCTAGTTCGTATACGTTCCCTAGGTCTAGCACTTTGTTAAACGGTACGGCTGTATCTGTAATGTTAAGCGCTGTACTATACGTCTGGTTTCCCAGTTTTCGTACTGCGTATCTAACCGTTATGCGGTACTCGTTTATGTTACGCCCGTCGATTTCTACGGGTGGTACGTTAATACTAACCTGCGCTTTTACGTTCTTGTTCGTTCGATTTCCAGAACGAATAGGGAAAAATGCGTTAATTCGTGGCGTACTATACGCGTGTACTCTGATTGGTTGCGTTTTAACGTGCTTACGTCCACGGCTGTCGATTACTTCCGCTTCTACTACATAGCTACCTACGTCCTTAGCTACTAAAGTAGCCGTTTGACTGCTAAACAACTGACTCATAACTTTAATTTTGTAATCCACGATAGTAGCCCCGTAGACGCTTGAAGCATTTACGATATTTACACGTATTCTACTTTTATCTTGAATATAATTATACTGTTTTAAAACTAGTGCTGTATCGTTGCTAGCGTCGTCTACTTCCAGACGTTCAAAAGTAGGGACTAAAGACGCTGGTACTCGTATCTTATTCCCGTAGCTATACGCGTCTTCTCCAATCTGTACGCCTTCGTGTGTAAACGTCCGTACACATATATCTAGACTACCCGTGTCGCTGTTCGTGATTTTCTCCGCCAGCGCGATAGGTGGTACGAAGTCTTTAGCGTAGGCTACATTAGTACCCACTTCAAACCATTCAGAACTGTTAACACGATACCATACAGTATGTTTAAACGTCTCTATCTTTCTATCAATTACAACACTTACGGACTGCCCTAACTCTGTAGCCGTTACGGTCTTAATCTGGCTACCTCTGTCAATTTTAGTCAATCTAGCCGTACCGTTAATCCAGCCAATATCTCCTAACCCAGCTACGTCCGTTAAACGCGCCCAGATTGTAAACGCCTTGCTTCCGTCTTTGTCGTGCTGGATTACTTTACGGCCTTTCCCGAACGATACCCACGAATTATCACGTAAATCATACGTTACGTATTTTTCCATGATTACGTCGTTATCGTTAAAGTATACACTTGCTAAACTAGTTCCGTTCAGATTATATACATACGTCGTATTACGCTCCAGCCATAGCTCCCACTCTACCGTACTAGTATTGTTAACTTTGTCTATCTCAACTTCGTTAACAGTAAGCACTAGTCGTACATATCCATTATACAGAAGTCCGCTTATTCTATTTTGTATCATTATTTATTAAGCACCCCCGCGTAAGAAATAAATGTAAATTCATCTCCGAACTTTTCAAAGATATGATTACCAATAGTGATAGATTGCCAGAAAGCACCACTAACAATAAACATTTTTTGTCCTGTCATATAAGCCGTAACTTTACCCCCGTCTAAGAATTCTAAACGGTCGTTATTAAGTTTCATTTGCATATTAGCGTCTTTGCGTCCAATTAAAAAGCCGTCGTCCGAAAAGTCGAACATAGCGCCTAGAGTACGAATAATCGCGCTTGATTGCTCTAGGTTTAATTCTAGCGCTTTCTGTCTCTCTCCTAGCCCTTTTATCGTTTGTTCTTGCTCTAGGATACGCTTATATGCTTCTTCTAGGTCTCCGAAGCGTCCTGTAAGGTCTCTAGTATACTTTTCGTTTTCCTTCACGCTCTCTATTTCTTGGATAATGGCCGTAAGTTTGTCAGCATATTCACGGTTATTCGTCTCCCAGTCGCGCTTAAATTTCTCGATATCCTGCTGGTTATCTGAGATAACGTTACTCCATTGCCCGTTTACGTAGATTTTAACGACTTCTTTAGCCCCGCTGGTATCTGTCCATAAGTCTCCACTTTGAGCGCTCTCTGGTGGCGTATTACCCCTGTATTTCGCTATTACTATGTCTTTCAAGTAGATTGACTGTACTAGCTCCCGCTCTCCGTTCTTATAGGCTTCACAGATAAACGTAGCTTGTACGTTAATATCCGCTTTAGATAGCTGTAGCGTCTTCCCTGTGTGGTCTAGCGCGTTCCATTCGTCGTCCGTGCTAGGTTGCTTATCGCTCTTACGCTTCCACTTAAACGTATATTGTTCTGCTACGTCAATATCGAAGCGCG